GGCTCGGTAATAATATTTATTGTTCAGGCTCAAATCAATTTGCAGCAGGAAAATCAATCAATCTGCATTCTAGCTCAGTTAATGCGTTTTCGATTGGTGTAGTGAATAATGTTTTTGATGCATCAAACGTGATGGTGCTAGGGTCGCTGAATACTGTAACCGGGCAAGGCGATAACATAAATGCACTGGGCAGTAATATTAACATTGCGTGTAATCTGTCTAATAACATAACAGCAATCGGACAAAATATAACGTTGATAGAAACCAGTCACTCAAATGTTATTGCAATGGGCGCTAACATTAGCCGAATAAATGAGCGGAATTCATTTATTTATAACGACGGGTCAACGGCGCTATCGTCAAGCGATGTGCTAGGGAATAACACATTTAACGTTATAGCAAGTGATCGTGCTTATTTTCGAACACAGACACTAGCAACTACAGCAAGTGAAATATTTTTTGATCAAGAGGTAAATACGTTAGGAACATATACGCCGCGAGTCACGTATAGGGTCGCATGTGACAACGCATGTAGTGTGGGGTCACCGCTCACGGCTGAGGGCACTGTTGTTCCGTTCGTTCTACGATCTGTATTAGCAGTTGACCCAGAGGACACTGCAATAGTTGCGATCGCATTAGAAGCAAGCCCAGGCGGAACATTTATTAAAGTTTGCGCGTGTTTGCTAACTGTATTAAATAAAAGCGCTACAATTTCAATTACTCAGGGAGATTTGCTAGAAAAGGACAACGCGATAGATGGTGCGGTTAGAGTTGGAAACAAAGCGGGTTCGTTTGCAGTTGCTGCAGAAAATGCAGGACTAGGGACTACACAGGTCAACGCATGGTTATTAAGAAGTGCACTATAAACACAGCTACATATTTTTCTGTGATAGCACGAGTAAAACAAATTGGTGCCTAAAACCAGGGTACCGGCACATATTCATGCTGACGCACGACAAATTCAACTGGATTTTGATTGATCCAGATTGGCGTTTTTTGAACGTTAAAATTATGCCGTATCGGGCGCAATTCAATTTGCCAAAGCAGATGATGAAAGACAGCCCAGGCTACAAGTGCCTGCACGTACGGCATTTAGAATCTACTGAAAAACACCTATGCGTTCCGTGGAAATGGTTTTCATGTGTTGGAATCATCAAGTATTCAATCGGGTTAAACATGTGGGCATTCACGCCGTGGCAACTATACAAACGATTGAAAAAACTAACTAATCCAAAGTGCTGCACATTCCATAGTAGCATTTTTAGCGTTAACGAACTGGAGAAATAATATGGGCAGATCTAGTCATACAGATAATTCACAAGATCAGGCGTTGCAAGCAGAATTGGCAAAACAGCGCGAGCAGCAACAACAGGAGCTGGAAGAGGCGCAAAAACGACGCCTAGGCTTGCTCAGGCGCCAGATGGGTGGTAGTAGTAGTCTAATTCCATCAGGCAATAACTCATCGTCTACACTGGGTGGCTGATGCGTAACATATTCAGAGAAACAACAGATCAAATTTTAGATAGGTATGACGATAACGTAGGACGTACGCAGCGCTGGCAGGCAAAATTGCAAGACGCGTTTAGGCTCGTTATTCCAAATCGTAGCGATATCATTGGGGCTAATAGTGACTCAATCGTAGGCGGCGCGAGGTTTGAACGCGGGGAAGACAGATTCAAGAACATTTTCGATACAACCGGTCCTGAAGCTGTACAAGAATTCGCGAACAATTTTCAACTAACGTTGATGCCGCCGTTTGAACGCTGGGCCAATATTGAGATTGTCGACGACATTCAAGAGCTACCCGAGGCATTTACGCGTGAGTTTGGGAAAATATCGGATGAGACGTTAAACGATATCAAAACGCAGCTAGATAACAATATGGAAATATTGTTCAGATATCTCAACGATAGCAATTTTTCTCAGGCAACTAATGAAGCGCTGCAGGAATATGCGGTCGGTACTGGTGCGGTAATACTGAACGAAAACGAGGATTTTAACGACCCACTAGATTTTCAATCAGCATCAATCACAAAGATTGTTTTTGATGAAGGGCCTAACGGGACAATAAAAAACGTCTGGCGTAATCTGCATGTACAAAACAGAAACATAATGTTGAAATGGCCAAATGCAGAGCTTCCAGACAATGTGCGCAATACGATCAACAACAACCCCGATAAATTCACCGACTTTATAGAAGCGTCGTTGTACTACCCGCAAAACCCTGAAGGATTTCAGTACTACTACTCAATTATACTAAAAGGAGAGCGCAAAGAGATATTTTTTGAGTGGCGCGAATTGAACCCATGGATTGTGTTCAGGTTTACTAAAAGTCCAGATGAAATACTAGGAAACGGTCCAGCGCTGACAGCATTACCAAAGATTCGCATGCTGATCGAACTGATGGAGTTTGTTGTAGCTAGTGCTAAATTTACGGCATACCCTGCATATACTGCACCCAGCAGTAATGAAATGAATCCGTATATGTTGCGTATTGAGCCAGGTACTATCATTCCGATTGGTCCAGAGTTTGCTGGTTCAGATATCATCAGGCCGATACCACAAAGTAATTCTCGAGCAGCCCTGAATGAATACGTTATGAATGCCAAGCAAGAAATTAAGGATATTTTATTCAGCAATCCATTGCCGCCAGCGAACCAGCCTAGCGAAACAGCAACATTGACCAATGCTAGATTACAACAATGGTTGCAGAAAAACGGTGGGGCGATCTCCAGGTTTGGTGTTGAGTTTACTAAAAATGTGATCAATTCAGTTGCACATATTTTGACCAAAAAGGGTATTATTCCATTGATCAATATCAACGGTAAACGCATTCCGATGACGCTAAACAGTCGATTGCTGAAGTTGAGCCTTTCTAATCCATTGGCTAAAGGCAAGAAGCAGGAAGAGGCGGCAGCAATTATCAACGCGGTTCAGTTTGCACAACAGTCATTCGGTGGACTGGAAGGGCTGTTGACGTTGGATATCGGCAGATTCCCTGAGGAATACTTTGATTCCATCAATTTGCCACAACGGTTGATAAATGGAGATTTTAAAAATAGTCCGCTTGTTCAACAGATTCAAAACAGCATACAGCAGCAGCCGGGTCAGCAACAGCCTCAGCAAGCGGGTCCACCAGGTTTGGTATCTCCCCCAGCAGCGGTTGCGCAAGGTATTCCAGCAGAGGGAGCGCCTGTATGACAGAGAACCCAGGTAAAACAATAGAAGACGAGTACAAGCAATACATTGCGCAAGTGTATCACGTTTTTGTTGAAACTGAGCATGGCAAATATCTATTAGAACGTTGGAAAAAAACCTATTTTTTTAGGCCTATATGCCTAGAAAACGAACCCGTTGAGTCAGCAAAACGAGACGGAGAAAACAGGTTTGTACGCGATATTTTAATTGGTATAGAACAATTTAAAAAACTACTGGAGTCAAACCATGGAAGAAGTAATAGCAACAGATAGTCAAGTTGAGGCAGTCCCACAAGACGGATCGTTGATTGGTCAACAAGAAAATTCCACATGGAATCTGGCAGATGGCATCCCAGGGGTGGGAGAAAAACCCGAATTTTTCAATGATAAAAAATATGGCTCAATCATTGAGCAAGCTAAAGCTCAACGGGACCTGGAGAAACGTTTTGGTGGATTCACTGGCGCACCTGAGAGTTATGAGCTATCACTAGATGAGGGAATAGAAACTAGCATAGATCACGAATCAGAAGAGTTTAAAGCGTTTGAGCAGCTGGCTCGTGAATCGAACATGAACAACGATACATTTAATGCGCTGGTTAACACGTATCTAAAAAGCGTCGACTCATTGCAGACCCAGGAAATATCAGAGGAAGCGCTAGAATCATATCGTAAGGAACAGTTAGAGCTGCTAGGTGATAATGCATCTTCTATTATTGATGAGGTTAGTGCATGGGGTCGAAACAATCTAAGTGATGAAGATTTTGAGGCATTCCGTGGATTAGCAGATACAGCGGATAACATTAAGATTTTGCAAAAAATGATCCGTAAGGGTTCTGCAACTAAAATCCAATCAGTTGAGAAGTCACAGCCTCAATACTCAAGGGACGATCTTCGAAAAATGATTGGCGACCCACGTTATTTAAACCCAGTTAGTAGGCAGGACAAAGAGTACCGTGCCCAGGTTGACGCACTATATCAACAATATTTGCAAAATAAATGAACAAATTGTATTGACTTTGTACAATTTTAATGAGATAATATAGGCAAGCTAAAGATTTTCAACAGGGATACCGCAATCGCGCCCCTTTTCTTTGGTCCAAATTGGATACCGCAATAGCGCCCAGTTTACATGTTTAAGAAAAATTAAGCTTTGTAAGCAGGCGCATCTCTATATCTGAAATTCACCTAATTACAAAGTATGGATTAACTAATCACAAGGATGTGAAGTATGACTATTTCTTTGTCGGCTGTTGCTATTGAGCAATTCCCGGATATGTTTACGAATGTTTATCAAGCGATAAACAAAATGTTACCACCTACAATTCAAAACCAGCGTGGTATTATTGGTGATGCATGGCATGCGTCGGTAGTTGGACAATTTACGTTGGATGATCGCGGGGCTTATCAGTCTGATATTCCGCCTAGCGACGTTCCACACAATGACGTGGTAGGTACGTTTCAAAACAAAATCAAAAACTTACCCACCGATGCTTTCCAACAAGGTGAAGTAAAGGCCAATGAGCGTCAGAACTTGGCAAAAATCTCAGCGTATGCCGTGTCCCGCCAAGAAGATCAGATCATCATCGATCAAATGGCATCTGATGGATTGGTTACCAAATCCGTACCAGACGGTGGCGTTAACTTGACCGTTGATAAAATTCGAGAAGCCGCCAGGTTGTTGGATTTGGATGAAGTACCGCCTGAAAATCGTACATTTATTGCGCATGTTAATCAAAAAGATAGTTTGCTTAGCCAGACTGAAACAACTAGCGCTGACTATAACACCGTACGAACATTGGTAACCGGTCAGATTGATACTTTCTATGGTTTCAAATTCTTGTGGTTTGGTAACAGGCAAGAAGGTGGTATACCTTTAGCTGGTGACATTCGCACATGTTTTGCCTATCACTACGATGCAATGATCGCATCATATGGCGACATTATGAATTTTAGCAATCCTGATATCGAAGTGGTATGGGATCACCGTTCGCAGTCGCATTTAGTCATTCCGAAATTGCGGATGGGCGCTAAGGTGGTCTTGGGTGACGGTATCGTAAAAGTCGATTGTAACGAAGCGTAAGAGGTAAATTATGGCTTTTGATTCAAATAAAATTGCAAGAATTGGTTCATCACAAACAACTCAAATTCCTACAATTTGGCAATATATTAGCAGTTCGGACACAATCAATACTATTTCCGCAGATGGTTATTTTAATGAAATTATAGACCGTCTTCAAATTGGCGATAGAATTTTTATAGTAGATTCAGCCAACAAATCTGCTGGTTTGATTGTACAATCCTTTTTAGGTG